AACAATCAAATTATATATATCAGAACCAAGACGTTCTAAATTATTAACTTTCTATTCTAAATATTCAGAACGTCTTATCATGATGCCTGCAGCTCATAAGAAAGAATATCATAATGCATTTCCAGGTGGATATATAGATCATGTATTACGTGTTATAGATTGTGCTCTTAAATTAAATGATGTTTGGATTTCTATGGGAGTTGATTCTTCTACATATACTAAAGAAGAATTAGTATTTTCAGCATTAAATCATGATTTAGGAAAAATGGGAGATGAAGAAAACGAATCCTATATTCCTCAAACAGATCAATGGAGAAAAGAAAAATTAGGAGAAGATTATATGTTTAATACTAAAGTACAATTTGCATCTGTTCCAGATAGAGGATTATATTTACTTCAATCTCATGATATTAAATATACATTTAATGAAATGATTACTATTCAAACCCACGATGGATTATATGATGAAGCTAATAAGAAATACCTATGTACTTTTATGCCAGAACAAAAATTAAGAACATCATTACCTTATATAATTCATCAAGCCGATCTAATGGCTGCTCGAATTGAATTTGAAAAAGAATGGTTACCTAAACTTAATAATAATCAATCTAAAAATTTTAATATATCTAAATCTCCAAAAATTGAAGGGAAAAAAGTAGCTACCAAAACAAAAGCATTAAATAGTATTAAATCAGAAGGACTTAAAAATTTATTAAATAATATATGATTATCATAATTGCCCTATTAAGTAGTATACTAATACTTAGTATATATGCTTGTTATAATTTGATGAGAAAAAATGAAAAATTAGAAGAAATAGTTATTTCACAAAAAGATTATACAACTAAACTTTCAAATCAAATTGAAATAATGGATAAAAAAATTAAAGTTATAGATTCTAGAGGAACATTTACATCAGATGATGAAATAGGGTGGTTTTTTAAAGAAATTAAATCTTTACAAGAACAATTAAATCAATTTAAATTAAGATAATGGGGAGAAAGAAAAAAAATAAAAATTACTTCACTGAAGAAACAGAAGAAGCTATATTATTATATAATAGTAGTATTAATGATTATGAATTTAGGGATAGATTATATAATGAAAAAATACATTATGCTTTTTTAAAGTTAACAGAAAATATTATTCATACATTTAAATTTTATCACACAGAAGTAAATGATTTAAAAGATTTACAATATGAAGTAATTTCATTTCTTTTAAGTAAATTACATTTATATAGTCAAGAAAAAGGAAAAGCATATTCATATTTTGGAACTATAGCTAAAAGATATCTTATTCTTTCAAATAAAAAAAATTACAAGAAAAAATTAGAATTAATTTCTTTAGAAGACACAGATTTTGATGATGATATTATTAATGATGATAATTTACTAAATCCCAATACTTTTTTAACACCAGAAGAATTTATTGAAGAACCATCATATATAAATGATATCTCAGGTCCTAAAACTAAATATGATGATTTATCTGATTTTATAGATATATATATTGAATATTGTACTAATAATTTATATGTTTTATTTCCTAAAGAAAATGATGCTAAAATAGCTGATGCTGTATTAGAAATTTTTAGGAAAAGAGATAATATAAATATTTTCAATAAAAAAGCACTTTACATTTATATTAAAGAAATGATTGATGCTAAAACCCCAAAAATAACCAAAATATCCGATAAGTTATATAATTTATTTAAAATTAAATATCTTTTTTACATAGAAAATGGATATTTTAATATTTATAAATAATGTTGGTGGGTTTGTTTGGAAATATAATAGTTAAATAAAAATGGAAAATTTAGATCAAATAATTTTTGGTAAGAAAAAATTCTCGGATATATTAGAAGAAATATATGATAACCAAAAGAAAAAAGAAAAACAAATCTCTACTCTAATATCAGAATTAAAGCCATTAATAGTAGATATTGGAGATGCTACTTTAATAACTCCTTTGTTAAAAGAATATATGGAAATAGGTGTAAAAAATGATGAACAATTAATTAAAATGGCTACTATTATTCAAAGAATCCTACAAAAATCATCAGGAGATGATAATAGTATGATATTAAGTGAGGCTGAAAAGCAACAATTATTGAAAGAAATAGATAATATCTCTCAAAAAGAAAAGTAATATGAGTACAGGTATTAAATTTGGATCAGATGCTAATACATCTAATTTATTCTCATTTTTACAGAATGATAAATTAAATACTAAACTTAAAGTAGTAAGAACAAGAGCTATTATACTTAATGAAAATAGTTGTCCTAATATTTGGAAAGACTATGGAGAATACGCTTCTATAGGTAATATAATATTTGAACTCCCAGAATTCCCAATTCCATCAGAAACATCAATCTCAAGCCCTAAATTTGATATATCAAATATAAAAGTAGCTAAACCTATATTTCCTAACATAAAACACTATCCATTAATAAATGAATTAGTATATATTATAGAATTAGCAGGTTCAAATATTAATATTGATCCTGATGATACTGATTACTATTATTTCCCCCCATTAAATATATGGAATAGCAACCATCATAATGCTTTACCTAATGAGGCTTTTGGTAATTCATTACCTCCATCACAAGAAAAAGATTACCAACAAGTTGAAGGGGGGAGTGTTCGAAAAGTAACAGATAAAAATACAGATATTTATTTAGGAGAAACATTTCAAGAAAAATTAAATATCCAACCACTCCAACCATATGAAGGAGATATATTATATGAGGGAAGATGGGGACAAGCCCTACGATTTGGATCAACAATAATAAATTCAGATTCACCTTGGTCAGAATTACCATCATCAGGTGACCCTATAACTATATTAAGTAATGGAATATATAATAATGGAAAAGATCCTTGGATTCCAACACTTGAAGATATAAATAAAACTCCATCTAGTATATGGTTAAGTACAACTCAAAAATTACCTATATTAGTATCAAGTACATTATATAAATCCTATAAACCTATTAATTCTCCATTAAAACCAGAATTATATAATGGAGGAGAACAAATAATCATCAATTCAGGTAGAGTAATTATTAACTCTAAAACAGACCACACTTTAATTTCATCAAAAAAATCAGTAGGATTAAATTCTGATAATAGTGTTAATATAGATGCTAGAGATGAAACCTCAATAAGTTCTCCCTCAATTATTTTAGGGAATGGTGATAGAAAAAAAGCAGAACCTCTATTAAAAGGAGATATAACGTATGATGTATTAGTTGATATAATAGAAGCATTACTAGAAATAACTAGTGAATTATCAGTACTCTCAGGACAACCTATAGATGTACCATTTTTAAATCTAAATGTTACAGCTGATAATATTAATAGAAATTTATATAATATGTTATCAACAAAATTAACTAAAATAAGATCAAATATTAGTAAAACTGAATAATGGCTATTGATAGTAATAATATTATAAATCAAATATCAGGTTCAACTCAAAAAGTTCAAGAATCTGTTGATAATACTATTAATTCTTTTATTGAAAGATCTAATAATACTCAAGAACAAATAAATAAATATACTGATTTATTAGCTAAAAATCAAAAAATATTAGATGATGCTCTTTTAATAAGGAACTTATATCGAAAATATAAGGAAGATCAAGAAAAAGATAAAATTAATAAAATCCAAAAGAAAAAACGTAAATTACCAAAGGGAATTGGAGGAATTATTTTATCATTATTAAAGCAATCTTCAACAGTTAATGATAGATTTAATAAAAGTTTAGAAACTATATTAAACCAATTATCAGAATCTTGTCCCTCTGAAGAAGTTTTAAAAAAACTTATCAAAGAAAAAAATAATTTATCTAATGCTTTAAATCAAACATTACCTTATTTACAACAAGCAGAAAAAGTAGGTAATACTCTTACACCAGTTTTAACAGCATTAAGGATAATAATTCAAATATTAAAAAATTTACCACTACCAACAGCAGTACCCCCAGGAGTGGGAATTCCAGTTAATGTAATAAATAAATTCTCAGATATACT